GCCATCATCTCGTAAAAATGCAGTTTTTTGGCGATGTCACACTCGTCACACCAAAAAGAAAAAACATCTTCGGTTTTCTGGATTAAAGTTTTACTCAATTCCCCGTCCGGGGACTTGATTTTGCTTTGGAACATGATTCCGGCCCCCACCACGTAATCGGTGAGGAGGTTTGCCGCCCGGTAAAAATACGGAAAATCACGGACCAATTGGCGGACACGGGCCCGGATGGGACCGGCTGCCTGGGCGATGAGCCTGTTGATCCCGGAATCCACCGGAGACCAGGAGCCGGTAAGCCGGTTGGTACCGGCGGCGGCGTATCGGGGGCGCATTTCGGCGGATCGTTGTGGCGGATGTACGGGCGGATCTGTAGGGGCGGACTTATGTATCCGCCCGATCCTGCCAAATAGGGAACTGATTGCGCCGGCAAGGCGACTCATCCGGTGCGCCCTCCGTTTTTGGCGTAGGTGCGCAGTACGGCGGTGCCGGCGGCGATGGCGATATCAGACTGGATCAAATCGCGCAGGCGATAAAGATCATCCAGCCGATGTTGCGCAAAGGTGATCTGTTTTCCGCCGACCGAAAGAGAAACACCTCTGGAGCCGGTGGCAAGAGATACAATCGCCGCCTCGACATTGGCCAGATCGGTACTTGTAAACGCCATAAAAAACCCCCTGTTGGGGCGCAACGTCCGGCACCCGTACATGGTTTTTAATCGATGCCACACCATAACATGGGGTTTTCAGACAAAACGTGGACGGAAGCAGACAGCCGGGAAACGACCAATACGTGAAGGAAAACGATCAATATGGGAATTGACAGGGGATAAAAACATTCCGGGCGCATCGAATTTTATGATGCGCCCTGGAAGGATGTTATTTTTTCAGAAGCCTCGCAAGGGGCGCAAAATGTTGCGCCCATAAAGGGGGCGGACACATAGGTCCGCCCCCTACGGTCCGCCCAATGCGCCGGGTTTATGGATTTTTCTTTTCTTTTTTCTTGTCCCAACTATAACTCTTACAGTTGGGACAACTTCTCGGTTTTTCCGTGCGGGCAATCCAAATGTGCCCGCACTTTCTACAGGTTTTTTTCAACCTCCTCTCCTCTTCTTTTCCTAATTTCATCCTGCGCTTCACACGCAGGAACTGTTCCGACCCGCCAGCAGCAGGTCTTCTCGCACTCCCTGCTATAGCAGGGGAAAAGTGCTTGTGGAACATTCTTGATGGAACCTAATCCTGGCTCCAATCTAACTCCGATTTCCCTCCTTTGCCCCTTTCCGGGGCGCCAATGTTTCCACGTACTCCTCAAACTTTTTACGGTTCATCTCGCAACCGGAGCATGTCCGGTTTTGAAATTTTACTGTGACGCTATCGCCAAAGTCAAATTGCCCGCAGCATGTCCCGTGCGGGTTATCCTCATTCGTATCACATGCTAAATGTACCATTTCTCTCCTCCTCTACCCCTCCTCGGGGCTGTTAATCGTTATTATCGACATTAATATAATATGATAATAATCATAAGTCAAGATAATAAAATACCTATATGGCTATCGTAACTAATTGATTTTATTGATAGGTAAAATAAATAAATACCATATTAACCAATACGGATATTGAAAGGGGATTTGCGGGGCGGTAGGGGCGGACCATTGGGATGGGTATAGGGGACGGACCTGCGTATCCGATCCAATATGCGCCCCAATCGGGCGGACACATAGGTCCGCCCCTATAGATCATTCCGCATCATCCGGGATTTCCTTGATCCGGTTTCGGGTGACCTTCTGGAAAAATAAATCCAGGTTGTCCTTGTGGGCATACCAGCGATTGTCGATGACGGTGGCCGGCAAGCCCATTTTTACCAAATTATAAAACGCTGATTTGCCGACGCCAATGTAATCCATGATGGATTGCATCCCGGTTAGGATTTTGGTGTTATTTTGCGGCAAAGATGCCATTCATGTCCCGGATGACCTAATAATTAATGGTTAGGCGTCATCCCCCATTTCCATCAGCTTAATATACTGCGTAAGCCTCATCTTCACGTTTTCAATCGCAATATTTTGCGACGAAGAACTTCGACAACTTCCGCAATATCGGTAAATGCAGTGCTCATCATCGTCAATCGGCATATCTTCCCAAAGTGCATACTTGCACTTGATTGCGCCGGAGCAGTCATAAGATACATCAAGATGCCCATCATAGAGATTGACACTGATATTAGCCATGTACTCTCCGCACCATTACGTTTACTTTTCCGCAAGAGAACACTGCTTTATAGTTCCAAGTTTCGTCTCCGACATAGCCTCCCCACTCAATACGTTTTGCCATTTTATATGCCTTTTTAACGGCGTCGTATTCATTCCGTGCTTTATAAATGCGCCCTTCAACTTCATATGTGTTCATGGTGTTTTCTCCTTTCGTGTTACAACGCATAACTAGTCGTTCAAGGCGGACGGGTAAAGTACCGCCGCTTAACTCAGTGTTAGGCGTCTTCAGGAGTCGCCGCCCTGGTGATCGGTCGGCTTGCCGTTGCGCTCTCTTTGTTGCTGCGCTTTTAACATTTCCGAGGTCATTTCCCTAAAAATTGCCTTCCATCGGTCCAAGGTTTTGAGATCCAAAGAATAATAATGTCCCTGCCTAATGCCGATCTCCAGATTATGTGGGCGGACCGTAGGGGCGGACCTATGTGTCCGCCCGTTTATCCGCCCCTACCACCGTTTCACAAACCCTGATTTTGTCCCGATCCATTTTGATCCGGTCGCCGGATCGGGTTTATTTGGGTCTATAGGGGCGGATGATTTTCCGTCCATATTTCCGCCCGTATCGGACGGACACGCAGGTCCGTCCCTACGATTCGCCATAAACCGCAAACCGATGACATCGGCCGCCACAAAGCAGAGCATGAGACAATCCCATAGATGATTAGGGCGGTTTAAAGGATTTTCCCATAAGCCGTTTTTTTCATTGATGATCTCGGCGCAAAGATGCGATGCCTTATCATAGTCAAAGTCGGAGGATAGATGGAGCGCTCCCGGATCGGCGCCGGCAATGGACAACTTGCCTGAGATTTTGTCCTTGTAATGATTCACGTTTGCCCGCAATAACATCAATCCGCCGGGGATGATCTTGCTGGTTCCCGGGTAGGTATCCACCTTGGTCCATGCGGTGGGGGCCGCCATGCGACCCTCGCCCTTGAACGGCACGATGCGCCCCCGGATGCCGCCCATGCGGCAGAAATCATAGACCTCGGAGGTGCGGTGCCCCATGGCGTCCTGCACCGCCCAGCGCACCAGATAGCGGCGCTTTTCGGCATTTTCGTAAACATCCTCCAGGATGATGCGGCGGATGGCCTCTATGGAGTCCACAAACCCGGAGCGGATCTCCCAGGATTCCTCGGATGGCCCGTATCCGAATGCGTGGATCCAGTACCAGAATCCGTTGTCCTGGGTGTCGATGCCGGCGACCAACCCGGATACGATGTTCCCGGATGGGACTAGCCCGGCGGGGCGCTCGTCGCGCAGCTCCAGGATTTTGTCTTCCTTTCGCTCGGATCGATATTCGGTATAGGTCTCGGCGCAGATTTTATTCAAAAACCGCCGCAGCAATAATTTGTTTTTGGTTTGCAGATACTCCACCCAAAGGGCGGCGCCGGTGGAGAGCGAAAAAAACCAGGAGGGCCACGACGGCAGCTTCATCCCCACCGATATGGGTCGGCGCTTTTTAAGATACGGCATCAACGGCATCCCAGTGGAGGTCTCCCGCCAGACGCTCTTTGCGGCGGCTTCGTTTCGCCTGGCGTCATCCCAGAGGGTTTCGCATTTTGCGCATTTGTACCGGGCGAGTTTTTCCTCCCGGATTTTCACCGGTTCCGGATGAATATAATCTTTTTTCTCGGCATCATCGGCTTTCGGATCCACCCAAGTCAATTTACCACTCTCTTTGTGGATACGCGGCCACACCACGCCGGAAAAATTCATGACCTGCTCATGCCCGCAGGAAGGGCACGTGACATAGAGCTCGAAGCGACAGGAGGCGGCGGAAAATCCTTTGATGATGGGTCCGTCCGGGCGCGCGGGCGTAGATAACGCAATCAGTTTTCCCATCCCCATGGCCAGATATACGGTGAGCCGATCCCGCATCTCGGATAAGGGGTCCGCGTGCTTTTCGGAGACCTCATCCGGATAAATTTCGGTCTCGTCGGCAATGGCCAAGCCGATGGGTTTGGAACTAAGCTCTGCCGCAGATGACGCCCAGGCGATGTAAATGGGCATGTGCAAGAGGTTGATGCGATAGTTTGTCCGATCGTCTTCGTCTCCGGTGAAATACTGCGAGAGCACCGGAGATTTTTCGATCATGGGGCGGATGCGATCCTGGGAGTTTTCCTTGGCGATTTTTTGCGCGGGGTAAACATAGAGGATTGGGACCTTTAAAAATTCGATGGACCAGCCGGCAAACGAATGCACTGCTTCGGAGCCACCGGTTTGCACCCCTTTGACTAAATAAAATTCCTGCACGGAGGCAAACGCCATGGCATCCATGATGCCGGATAGATATGGGGTAAGATCCGCGCGCCAGAGTTGTCCCGCAAAGGGGCCGTAGGTGATGACGCGGTTTTTGGGGACCCAGATAGACGGCGGGACGCGCTTCTTCTTTTTTAGGACCTTGCGCTCAGCTGCGGAAAACGCAAAATCATAAGCCAGCGTCCCGCCCGATGCGGCGATGGAGGCCTTTACGGCATCCGGGAGATAGGAAGGGATCAGGATGGGGGATTGTAGATTCATTTTGACCTGATAATCAGTGGTTAGACCTTTTTTAAATAACCATCACGATGAAGCAATTCAAAGAAGTACATATGATTTATTTGATAAAACCATTGTTGTTTTCGTTTACTCCACGAACGGAAAACAACCCAGTCGCAATCCACGATAGCCCGAATGTGGATCTTATTGTTATTGATATTGCCTACGTTAAAGAACAAATGATAGGATGAACCTGGTCTAACCACCGCATCAACCGGAGCTGAATCAGCTCGTTTCTTTTTCATGTTGTCCTCCGCCGGCCCGGTTATCCGGAGCGTTACGCCTTCATATCCCTTACTGTTAATCCCGTTGGATATGCTAGTGTTTTACTAGCAAGAAAATAAATATTTCCATTAAAATTAAAGAATTTATACTTTGACAAGTACGTAAGATTAATTATTTCATCCTTTGTCGAACCTGCTAGTAATTTACTATCAAATACATATCTCCAACTCATTTTGTTTTTCCTTTCCACGGTTGACATAACCCGCCGTTAGGACTGAAAAGCGGATTAGCTCTACGTTATATTTCTACGATCCATAGACAAAACAGCAACCGCCGGCATTTAATCGGCCAACCGAAGCTTCTTATATCTTTCCGGTTAAACATCTCACTTAAATCTTTCATGGTTATCCAATACTTCCCAGTAATTATAATCATATCCCCTCCTGCAAATATAACCAATTAATCCAGCCGACCGGGAATCAAGCTGGAGCATTTTTCATTCAGACCGGAGCCCGGCGGTTGATCATGGCGTTATACATCATACCAGTTTGGGCATAACGTCTCGGCCAAGTCCCAACACCTGGCCATCACCTCGCCAAGATGCACCAGATCATCTCTGCTGCATCCATGCAGCATTACCCCCCTGTCTTGTTCGTCGAATCTCCAATTGCTGCAGCCATCCCGTTTTACATGACCGTGCAAATATGGCTCAGCCTCATCGAGGTTTTCAACGAAATCAGGGCCCTGGTCAGCCCATTTTTTCGGCCATAAAGGCTTGTTGCCAGGTTCGGTAAACCCGGCAATTTCGTACAGGGCATAATCAACATGGTATTCATGCGGAGTGGCCACCACTGTGAATTCAAGGTCTTCCCAGTGCTGTATAATAACGGCGTCAACCTGACCGCCACTTTTCGGCGTTTTCTCGTTCGTTTTCGTATCCATAGCTCCCTCCATCGTTTTCCTGGTCAGGTTATGCCCAGGATATCATATTTATGATTTCAACGCTTCGGATTCCGCCGGGATCAGCGCCCGATCCATCATAATGACCTGGAAACGGGACGTGTCGGCGTATTCGCGCAAGATTTTATCCAGGATGCCGTCGAATATTTCGCATAGCACATGGGCCTTTGTGGCATCCCCGGAAACACCGGAGACTAGGCGGGCGGCGGCGGCACGCACCATCTGGCGCAATCCCGAATCCAAAACCGTGGCACGGGCAGCAAGCTCCATCTCAAAATCGGAGCGCTTGAAATAAAGCCCCTCCAGAACCTCATTTTTAAGGCGCAACTCCCGGATCTGCTCCTTGAGCTTCTCCACCTCTCGCTCGGCCTTTTCATAGAGGACCGATTCTTTTTCTGCAGGAACGTTTTTCCCGATCTCGGTGAATTTCTGGATCCCGGTTAATTTAATGTATCGATCCAGGGACTTTTCGGGGATGGTGCCGTCCGCCTCGAATTTAACCAATCCGTCATGGGCGTCTTTGAAAAATTTGGATTTGCCGAGTTTGTACCCTTGCCCGACCAGATGCCGGAAGGCCTCCGCGCGGTTTTTAAATATTAAGGACTTGTTTTCTGCCGGAGATAGAATCTCTTCCAGCATCCGCGATGCCCGCTCAAATGCTCTGAGGTTGTTATCTGTGGGGTCTTCCAGCAGCCTACGCTTTGCGTCTTCTTTGGCTGTTAATAGCGTGGCCAGATCTGTATCACGAGATCCTTTGACAAGATTTTGGAGCTCTTCTTTATTCATATCGCTTTTTCCAGATTTCCATGGAGCTTGCCAACAAATAAGATCCGAATGGCGCGAAGTAATTCAAAAGATAGCCGCCGGGGAGTTTTTTCCTGGAATGTAGTTTGAAAATGCCTCGATATTTCATTGATACCGGGTTTTTTGAAAACGCCGTGGTGGTGACATATTGAAATGATTCTATATAATATTCATTGAGGATCGCCTTGACCTCCGAAGATAGTAGGGCCAGCAGGATGAGTTTTGAAAGGCGGATGATTCGGCTTGGAACGGCCAGATCGGACATCAAATATATTTGTTTTCCCGGAGGGTCCAGCTTCCATTCATAATTAGTGGGGCAAAA